TCGTCCGAGGCGTTTGTGTAACCGAGAATCTGCAGGTCAGCGTCCGTTTTTACCTTTTTGCTCTGAACATTGAAAAATTCCTCGACAATGGATATAAATTGTTTATCGCTTTCGGTAAAAGCACTTTGCAACGCGTCAATATCGCTTTCGGTTATGCTTACGGTCTGTTTTTTGCCCTTTTTATCAATGTAACTAAACCCTGCCTCATACAAGCCCGCTTTTGCCTGTTCGCGCTTAGACAACTCGTACAGCGACAATGCTTGACCGACATTCAGTTCCGCACCCGCAACCGTTATATATTCCGACGTCAAACGCTTACGGTATTTTTTGTTCGTTTTGAAATAATCATCGAATTTTTCTACGAGTTGGATATACTGCAGGCTTGCCGCAGTTTCTCCCCTTGTAATTTCGTTGTATGCCCGCGTGAGTATGCCGTTCGGGTCGTAATTTTCAAACGATTTTATCACGACACGCGGTTCGACTATTTTGTTGAACACGCCGTATATGCTGTTGAAAAAGCCTCTCCCGACCCTGCTTTTCGTTCTTTGAATTATAGCGTTACCTGCAGTCGCCGCCTCACTTATGCGAACCTTTTTGCCCTCCATTGTCATTTGGTCGTAGTTTTGAAAAAGGTGTTTTGCCGACGCCATTATGACCTGCGCCGCCTGCAACTCCTCAAGAGAGAGCGGTTTTGTGCTGTCGGCGTTCTGTTGTAAAAAGTTGAGCGCGTCAAGTACATTGTTATCAATGTACGTTAAATTCGGGTCTGCGTCATACAGTAGCGGGTTATTCGTATTATAGAATTTCCCATAGTCCAAAAGTATTTTTCGTGCGCCCGATTTTCTCAAATCAGAGCGGTATTTCAGTTTGCCGAGATTTTTCAGCCACGACGTAAGTTCGGGAGCCGAAAAGACCTCTGCGCCTACATAGTTTCGTTTTGCCGCTATATCGCGCAGATACTGTGCGCTGTCAACCAAACTATTTACAACGCTGTTGATTTTTCGCGCCTGCCGCACCTGTTTCGTAAGGCTTTCAATCTGATTCGTGTATTTCTCCACCAACTTGCCATATTTAGACTGCGTACCTTTTTCGTCGTATGCGGTCAAAATATCGCGGGCTATCTGTTGACGGAGTTTTTCGATTTGCGTTTTACTACCGTATGCCGTGAGGCTTACCTTTTCCGCCTTTTTGCTTACGTCGCTTTTAGCCTTTTCGTAAATTTCGAGCATTTCAAAAAATTGGTCTGCCTCGTTTATTGCCTCGATATTTATACCATAAGACTGAAGTTCCTGCGCAATGACGTCGGGAGCCATACCGCCCTGTTTTGCGCCCCACACAAGACTGACGGCATTCTTTTTATCGAACTTATGCTGTATTTCGCCCTTAATACCTCTCAAATCAACCTTGTGCATATATCGACGTATGACAGATAAAGTTTCCATAGCATACGAATCGTCGTTATAGGTCTCATACATATCGCTCAGGACAGCGTTATTTATGATATAATCCGCTATATCCAAAGCCACGCCTATACGGTATCCCTCAGGCGTACTATTGAGCTTGGTAAACAGCTTTTCTATGACCTCAGCCCTATTTTTGCCGCTTAAAACTCCCTCATACTGACCGTCTCTGAGCGTCAGGCGTTCTGCAATAATAGAGTCGATAACGCTCGTTGCGTCCAGCTTAGAATAAACCTTAAACTTAGTGTTATTCGCAACGAATTTTGCTCTCTGCCCTCTCGTCAGTCCGCCGATGGCTCCACTATTGTCTGATTCAGTCGGGTTTGCGTCAGGATTAGGCTCAGGATTTATTGCGTAGCGTATGTCTGCAAGCCAAGTCGGAGATGTATTGTCTGTATTTTTAATCTGGTTAGACTGAAATACAACATACTCGTCGGTAGATTGTTGCATAGCACCATAATCAACGCCGTCTCGAATATTCTTAAATATAACGCCGTCGTATCCTTTTGCTTTTGCGTATTCCGCCCACTCGTATGTGTCTTTTATCTGCCCGTTGTACTCAATGACGGAATAATCCCTATTGTTGCACTCTATAACAAGAGGATTTTTTATATTGAGATAGCATTTATATATCCTGCTGCCGTATCCGCCTGCATTGTCTATATCTTTACCAAAGAAATGACCTGCTTGCCCCTCCCATTTTTTCTTAAAAATAGTAAACGGCGAGTATTCCATATCAAAACTTCGTCTTTCGGCGTTCCAAGTTTCTTTAACCTCGACATCGTTTGTGCCGTGATAAACGACAAGCAACCGACCTTTATCGTCCACCACTTTGCTGTCCTTAAAAAAGGCTCTCTGCTCTGCTGTAAGAGTGTGCCCCTGAGAGTCTGTTTCAGGCAATGCAAATCTCACATCGTCCATCTGCTTTATAGCATTTGTACGGGCATTATCGCTTGAATCGTACACCTGATAAGGAATATTCCTCGCTGTGAGTTGCTTTATTAGCTTTTCGGAGGCGGTTTCTGGTATAAGCACTTTCTTAATCTCAGAAAACGCTACGGCTCTACGAGGTTTAGCCTCAAAATAATCCGTACTATTTTCTCTGCGCACATACTCAAAGAGCCCCAGAATCTTATTGCCGATACTGTCATTATAACGGTATGATTTTGAGTATTCTCGTTTCATATAGGCGGCGATTTTTTCAAGTGTAAACAGCCTATTATCCGCTATCTCGCCCACAACCATTTCTGCACTGTCAAGAGCCGTCCAATACGCCACACTATCACTACCATATTTGCTCTCGTCCACCATCAAAGCAGTAATTTCGGAGAGCATTTTTCTCGTGTTTTCGCTAAATTCCTCGTGAGCCGCCTCGTCTTTTACGGTAAGGTTATCTGCATTGAGTCTGATTTCGTCTATGCTCTTAAACTCTTTTGCGAGCTTTGCCTGTAACTGACCGAGTGTCAACCCGTGCCACCCTGAGCCCCCGTTTTCGGGGGCGTTAAGCATTGCCTCAACCATATTTTCAAGCGTGTACTCGTAATGCAGAGCCTCAAAGCTCCTGCGATTACCAGAGTTAGTGTACGGGTCTCTACCGTTATAAATCCCCGTCTTTTCCTCTATGCCGCCGAATAACTTATCTACCCACGAAACATATTCCCGTTTTGAGGTAGCCTTACGGATTGCCTCTTGTGTAGCCGTAGCGTCATATTCCGTACTGACAGATATACCTCCGTTATTTAAGTAGCTCGTGGCTTTATCTAATGTGTTACCCAGAGCAAAAACGGAGAAATTATTTGATATGTTTTCCCTTGTCTCCTCAATACTTTCTTTCCCTTGCATAATGGTAGCAAGTGCATTTACTATCCGCTCTTTATGCTGTTTTACAAAATCCTTTCGAGTATTGAGGTTGCCGCTCGTTTTTTCAAATTCAGCAAGGAAATCCTTACCGAGAGCGTCAATAAGACGCTTTCTGTATGTAACCTCGCCTGCCGATAATTCGCTCCTAATTGTCTTATAAATAGGCTTAATCAGTTCGCCTCCCGTATCTACGAGAAACAAATTCATAAGTTCCGTATTATCGTACAATTCGGATATAATACCTATCTCTCCGCCGTGCAGTTCAAGTTGACGCTCAATATCGTTGACATAGTTATACAACACTCTCGTAGCGTCGTAACCAACCTTGCTTACGAGTTCGCTATATTTTTTGTGGATTTTAGATAGTGCCCTGTCGTTTGGCTTATACTCTACCTTAGGAGCAGTAGGTGTCCAGCCGTCTCTGGAATAAATTTTATTTCTCCTATCTTTTTGAGGGTCTATTGTATCTCTACCAAAAACAACCGTAATGTCGCCATACTCACTGTGCCCCATATCAACCTTTGTTATAGCAATAGACGGCATAGGAAAGCCGCCGAGCTGCAATACTTTTAAGAGGCTTGTCTCGGAAAGATTATGTAAAGCGACAAGGTTTTTGGTCTGTTCAACCTCACCTGCAATATTTTCGCCATCGACAGACAGCGCGTAACGCTTTTTGCCCGATTTTTTGCCGTTCCTATTGACATTTTCCGAATTTTCGGCTATACTGTCAGTAGTGAGGTTTCTGCCGTTCGTTTCGGGCGTTCCTGCAAGAGTTTCGGCACTTGCTGACGGTGTACGACCCTCACTATTTTCAACAATCCAAGCACTCTTTAACGTAAGGGTGCTTTTTTTCGTTGATGTAATAGTAAGAGCGACATTTTTGCCGTCAATCTCTTTCGTAAATTTCAAAGCCACGCCGTTTTTGTCGGAAACTCTTGTAACATCGGTAGGCTCAATGACGGTCTCAATGATATTCTCGATGTTTTTGTATGTTACGGGTATCTGATGGCGCGGTGCCTCCGTGCGCGTGGTACCGTGCGAATCGAAAATATGCGCGATAAAATTGCTTGCCAAAACAAAGTCATAGCCCTGTATGTCTATGCCTGTTTTTCTCTTTACCATATCGGCGGTAGAATCGTTTACAATTCCGATGTGTAGCCGCTTTACGGGCGAAATACGGTCAGACGACATTATGGATTTCATAAAGTCGTCGTAATTCCGCGAGACGGTATCTCCCTCTCTGCTCTCGATGTGGCGTTTTCTTAATTCGTTGTATTCACCGAGCTTGCCTAACGCCTCTCGCAAAGCGTGGCGCGTTCCCGTGTCCGTCTCGGTCGTCGCGTCAAATAGCTTGCGTACCGACAAATCGTTTGTGATGGTCGGGCTGAATCTGGTCTGAGTGGCGTACTTGTTAAAGAAATTCTGATACTTTTTGAGTAAAGCGTTCGCCGCGCGAGAAAGTTTTTCGTTTGCGGCATAATCGCTCTTGGATTTTTTCAGGAACGATAACAGTTTATCCTTAAACGTGGGCTTATCGGATATGATACGTTGCAGGGCGGCGGAATTGCCGAGCTCTCTCTCGACAAAATGCGCCGCCAGCTCCTCGCGGAGCTCGATATACGTATCAAGACTTATATCCACCTTTCCGTCGATAAAATCTTGCACTTTCACGCCGTGTCTTTCGATGTACGGCGTGAGAATTTGTAACTGTTGCTCTGCGGACAGCCCTTTGATAGCAATATCGAAAAATTTATTAAGTGCCTTAGGATTGCTTACAAATATGCCGTTTTTGGTGTGTCTGGTTCCAATGATACTATGCGTAAATTCATGCAACAGTATTTTCGCCGCAGTACGCGCTTTCGGATTGTTTGCAATATCGCGGTTGACGAGTATTTTCCCGTCTTTCATGCTATACCCAGCGTCCGCATTTGCTCCCAAAGCCTCTGCGCTCACGAACTCGATATTTGCGCCAGAACGCGCCGCAACGCTGGCGTACAGTATTTGGTCTGCCTCGCTTATTTTCGCCGCTCTCGCCTGCCGTAACGTCTGCCGTACAGCTTGCTGTTGCGCCCCTGTAATTCTCTTGTAGTCGGGAACGTGCTCACGCGCAAAAGTATCGATTTCTTGCGTCTGTTTTTGCGAATCGGAGACGCTTTGCGTGTCTGAGCTCGTCTCGCTCACGGTCGAGGCGGCATAAATCTCTTTTATAACCCTGTTCGCCTCTTTTTTGGAGAGCGGTTTTGAGATAACATCGTTTGCATAATCGTACACAAGGTATGTGTCGCCGTTTTTGACGATTGCCACACTCGCGTCTCCGAACTTATAACGCACCGCGCCGTCCTGCGTGATAGAGCCAACATACTTAGGCAAGCCCTTTTTCGATATTTCAAGTTCGGAGAGTTTTTTAACCTGCTCGCGCTCGCTTATGTATTGGTCTAATCCGCCGTTCGTGGAGAAATCAACAATGCGGCTCTTTAATTCGTCTGCCGTAACCGTAGCCCAATCGGTAATACCCAAACGCTCTCCGACATCGCGTTTTTGTGCGTCGGTAGCCGTTTCGACAAAGTGGTTGAGGTCTGCCTGCGTAGCCAACTGCTCGCCGCGTAGCGTCGATTGCTGGAACTGCGCCGCGTCCATATTGAGCTGTCCTGCCGCTGACATAACAGCGACAGTACGCAAAGCCTCGTTTGTTTTCATAGCCATAGAGAGCGATTTACGGTATTCTCTTGTGCCGCGTTCGCCTGTTACGCCCTGTTTGAGCATTTCGGCGGTTACAGTCTCGCCCTTAGATGTTTTATAGCCGATGTCATTAAGCCGTTGAGCGGTAGTTTCCGCGTCGTGCACGATAGCGTCCGCGTTTTGACTTACAACGATAGACAACGGTGCCGCCGTATTCGCCTTGCTTAAAATACCGACGAGCATTTTCTGTTTTGCCGTCTTAACCTCGCCGTTTGTCTTTTTCAGGCTTTCCTGTAATTCGGTAAGAGTATCGACGACGAAATCAACCTGCGCGTTGCCCGATTGATTCACGCCCTCGGTCTGAGCAATCGTTTCGGCAAGGCTTATAACGCCGTTCGCGCCGCCTTTCCCGTTGATTTTGCTACCGCTGAAATAGTTTATGCTGTTACGCACGGAGACATCTGCACCGCCCATAATCGCGCCGCTGAGACCGCCTACGAGAGCCGCATACGCCACCTGTTGAAATGTTGCGCTTTCTGCGTTCGGGTCGTATGTAATGCGTTTCCAAACGGGGTCAATGAGTTCCTGTACGCCCTCCTCAAACGCCTCGCTTAAAAAGCTCTCCAAAACAACCTTACCGAAAGTTTTACGGGCGGCGGACTTTGCGATTTGCTTACCGACTGTCTTTGCACCCTCTTTTGCCGTACTCTTAGCAATGTTTTTCGTAATGGAGCCAACACCAAAGCCGATAGCGTCAGTTACGCCCTCCATCACGCCCTCGGTAAAGCCAGACAGGGCACCGTAGCCCCAAGTAGCACCCGTGAGCTCGCCCGTCTCGTTGTACGCCTCTTTTGTTGCCGTACCTGCCGCGCCGAATCCTGCCACCACACCGCCGATAAGACCAGCCGCAACGGGAGACAAAGTACCACCAGAGAAAAATGTAATCGCGGCGGCGGCGGCAACCGTAGCAATCGCAGGTAAGCTCGTACCGATACCGCCTGCGACATCGCCCACAAACTGCCACCCCTCAGAGGGATTAAACCACTCGTCGGCGTGATTGTAGTTTACCCAATCGTTAGCAATTTGCTTTTCCGCCCAATCGTGCGCCCCGAACAAGTCAGCCAAACCGCCTGCGGCGAAATCCCATATACCCTCAATGCTCTGCAAAAAGCCGAGCCCGATTTTCTCAAAGGCATATCCGATACCGCCGAAAAAGCCGCCCTGATTCTTTTCTTTTTGCTCCTGCTCGTACTGATAACGTGCCATTGCCGTTTGGCGTTGATTATCCGTAAGCAAGGCATACGGCGTTTTCTCTTTCGGATTAGAAAGAGAGTTTTGCGCAAATTGATTTTTTATATCTGATAGCGTAGCCATTTAATCGCTCCTTTAAGACTGCAAAAACCGATTGATATATCCTATAAGCTCCTCGACCGTAACAAGCCCCTTGCCTATTGCAACTTTCAGATACTCGCCGTTGAACGCCGCAAACTGTTCCTCCGTGGCGTAATCTTTCCAATCGTCGTATGTAAACAGTCCGTATTTTTCTATATCCGCCGCCATACGCTCCGTGTCGTACTTGTAATCGTCGGCAAGCTCGAATATGTTGTAGAGCCCCTTTATATCGTCCGTAACGGCAAGCATACCGTTTACGATATTATTGACGTGCGCCGCCGAAAGGACGCTGTAACACTCTGTTTCTTTGCTGTAAGTTTCAAAATCGGTAAGCGTAACGAATTGCTTTTTATACTCTCCGTTTTCGCATACAACACGATAGAATTTATGCCCGACATAGTCCTTTGCATTGTCGGGGTCTATAATCACATACTTTTTGAGCTCGGTATCAAAAAATCCGTGCGCAAACAGCACCTCGATACTTGCCTTGTCCTCGAAATGCAATTTAAGCACATCGTAATTTTTCACGCCGTCATAGAAAATGTATGAGACGGGCGCAATGTCGGTATCGCCCGTAGTGTGGTTGAATACAAGAATATTGTCGCCTGCTTTCAGTTCCTCGACGGGTATCTGAGAGCCGTCTGCAATGGTTATGAGTGTACCCTTTGCGAAACAGCCGCCGTCCTCCTCTTTGTATTCGCCCGAGAGGAAACCGTCAATCTTTGAGCCGTTTTCGTCGTCAAGCCAGCCCGATTTTTTCATATTCTCCACCATCGCCTTTGCTGTGTTCTCGTCCAGCTTTACGCCGTTTTGATAGAACAGCGAGGCGGCGGTAATTGCACTCGAAACGCTTGCATTGTATTTCTTTCTGAGGTCGTCGTGCTGTGCCTGAGTAATCTCGCCACGTTGCAAAGATTTGTCGATACTGTCCGTACTCGTGCCCGAGAAATTTGCCGTGATTTGCGAGGAGTATTCGTCATAAAAGCTCGTCTGAAATTTATTGAGCAAATCGTTATACTGCTCTTGCGTAATCGTATCGTTTTTGAGCGCGGTATCGAGAATATTCTTTGTCATACTGCCGTTTTCAATGCTACCCATAAAGCTACTGTAATTCGCCTTATAGGTATTATTCTTGTAGGTAGTGGCGGCGGCAGTAAGGTCTTTAATCTGCTGTTCGCTGAGCCCTTTCTCTTTTGCGATAGCCGCAATCTGCTCGGCGTTGTATGTGCCCTCGTTCGCGTAGCCCAAAAGATTTGCGTAAATGTTACCGTTTTTCTCGTTTTTGCTCGCTCTGATAACATTCTTTAATTCCTCAATCTGAGATTCGGGCAAGCCGTACTCTCTACCCAAAGATTCGATATTTTCCTCCGTATAGTTAGAATCGGGGTCAATCGCACGTTCCCAAAGCGAAGCATAAATAGAATCCGCCTTTTCCTGCTGTTTCTCTTTGTATTCGAGTTCGCTCTTATTGAGTTCTGCCAAAGCGTCCTCATAGGTGGCGTTATTCTGTATTTTTGCCGCTTGCTCGGTAACATTCGCCTGCTGTACATCGGCTCTCTTTTGGGCGTAAGCCTGAGCATTGATATAATCGCTATATCCGCCGCCCTGTAAGCCCATCTGTGCCAGCGTCTCGGCGTTCGTGCCGTAAGTCGCCATATTTTGTGCGTAAGAGGCTTGCGCGTCCACCGCCGCCCGTTCCTTAGCCGCCTCTGCCTGTCTGTCCGCGTCCGCTTTCCGCTTGTCTAACAAGTCTCTCTGTTGCGATAAATACTCCTCGTATGTCGCAGGCGTTTCCGTCGCGCTCGTTGATTGCGGCGCAGGCGTACTTTCCGCTTGCTGAGCCGTAGCGTTTTGTGTAGCCGCATTTACCGCCGCCGTCTTTTGAACAGTCGTAGGCATTTGCGTATTGTTTCCTGTTTTAAGCGCAGTTTTCGTCTGCAACGTAGAAAGATAATCGGAATATTTGCCTTGCGTAGATGTCGGCGTATTGATTGTAGGCATTTTTGTAACACCCAGACCGCCCGTAACGACACCCTCTTTTGTAACACCGCCACCCGTGCCGCCTATGCCGCCACCGAGCGAATTTACGGGCTTAATATTCAAATTCTGCTTTATGTTCGTAGGCACTTTCGGCATTGTAGGCGTTAAAGCCGAAATGCCGTCCGAATAGGTGCCGCCCGTAGTCGGCTTTACTTTCGTTACGCTCCCGTAACCACTCCCTGTGCCTGTTAAATTTGCCCCGTAGATGTCTTTATTCAAAACAGATTTTACCTCCATTATTGATTGCCTCCTGCGTTAAAATTATTTAGGTAGTCGATATATCCCTCTGCGCCGTCCGCTCGGTTTTGCTCCGCCGCCACTTGCTCGCGTAGGTTAGCGTTTTCGCCTTGCGCCGCCGCCAACTGTTCCTGCATTTGCTGTTGTTGTGCCTCGATTATGCCGCGTATGCGTTCCACCATATCCCGTGCGTCGGGGTAATGATGTTTCTCCATCTGTTGCCAGAAAATGAGCAATGTCTGTATATCCTGAGGCGAGCCATAGCAACCGTTTTGAAAGTTTAAGCGATTTTCCTGCCAGATGGTCTCTCTTGATTGCTCCACATCGCCCGTAGCGTCCGTTCCGAACAGGTATTGAGCGTTGTAATAATACTCGCCGTTTTCGTCGCGCTCAATAAAATCGTATCTGTTAAATTGCGCGTTCTGCAACCTGCCCGTCGCGTCGATATACGATATAACGCGAGGCTCGTCTGCGTAGGCAAGGAAATACTGAAATATAATCTCGTCTATTTCGGCGTATGCGGCGTTTTTCATACGGCGTTTACTGTCAAGCCGCCCTGCCGCCTGCGCAACCTGAATCTGCTTTGCTTTACCACTCTGCGCCGTATTATCCGCCTGCCCCTGATAACTGTCGGTAATACCCAAAATACGCTTAGCGTGTTGATATATTCGCTCTGCCTGCTCCATATCCTGCTGTACCGATACCTGTAAATCAATACGGTTAAACAGTTTGTAATTGTTCTGACCGACTTTGATAACATTCTCGTAGAGCGTCTCGTCGAATTGCCCTGCGTAATCATCGGGTGCCGTAGGATATACACCTGCTCGCATAAGTTTCGTGATTATGCGGCTTTCCAGCTTATTGATAGCCTGCTGTTGCGGACGCACAAACTCGCAGTCGCTCTGCCCGAAAAGGCTGTCCTCTTGCGATGTATTTTTGCGTATGACGATAGGAAACTTTGTCGGCGTGAAATACGGCAGTTTTGTCTGTTCCATTTTCGGCACTTGCACATCTGCGCCGATAGGTAACATTATGCCGTTTATCTCGTCCATAGCCACGCTCCCGTCCTCTGCGATAGCTTGCTGGCGTTGCGTCTCCATAACGACCTGACCGTCTTTTATGACCTCAGAGCTGGCGCGGATAAATGAGCCGTCCGAAAGCTGTATGTCGTGGTCTAACAGTTCGTACTCGTCGTCCTGCATTTCGTAATCGGGCTTATCGCACTCGCAAAGCTCTTTACGCTTGCCGCAATGCTTACAGATATACTTTTTACGCGAATAGTAATCCTCGATGTCGCGTAATTCGGTATCTCCCGACCAGATGTATTGACAGATTCTGTCCTTTTCGTCTTTGTAATAGCAAACAACGACGGTAGCCGTCTCGTCGTTCTCGGTACCGTTTTCGCTCTCGGTCTCGTCTGCCGTTTCGACGCTCACTCCGTACTTACGCACTAAGTCCTCTTTGGTCGTCTCAAAGGAAATAAAGCAGTATTCCATATCGTCGATGTCGAATATGTGCGGCTGTCCGACAAAATGCGTCGGAGCCCAAATCGTAACTTTGACATCGCCCACGGTGTTATGCGTTTTAATCGAATTATCCCACTCGACAAGCCAGATTGAGCCGCCGTATATAGGCGAATATCTTTCGTCGATGTCGTTCATTTTCTCGAACGGGAGACGGTTGCGCTTGTTTCGGAGCAGTCGTTCGACGCTCTTTGCGTTTCTGTCGTTCCTTTCGGAATAAATCTCAGGCGTTACAGCCGTAGTCGGCAGATAACTCGAAAATTGGCTCTCGATAAGCTCATAGGTAATGTTCCTGCCCGTCGTCGCAGGCGTATCGGAGCCGTCGATTTCCAGACTGCCCTTGTATTGATTATTCCATTTTGCAAAGTCCTCCGTCAAACCGTCCATTTCGCCCTTGGCGTTTGCGTAAAGGTCTTTGAAAAAGTCTAATTTGTGTTCCTTGTCGATTTGCATTATAAGGGTAAACCTCCTTTGCGTTTAATTATTAAATCCCGTTCCTCTTGCGTAGTTGCCCGTCTGTAATCTTCCAACTCGTCAGGGCGGTATTTCACGCGCTTGTCTTTCGGAGTAGGCGCAGGGCGCGTCCAATAGATGGCAAAGTATCTGAGTGCGTCAGGGCTATGCGTTATATCGTGTGGCTCTGTCGCGCAGTCGGTGGGCTTTTTCTCGTCGCGCTGTAATTCGGGCAGATGTTTTATAAGCCGTTTACAGTTCGTGAATATGTGTAGTCTCGGATTGCCGTTTGCGTCCTTTTTCAAAAGCTCTTTGATAGCAAGCCAGCCTGCCTCGCGGTCGTTGTTCGATTGTGTAAGCGTCAAGCCTGCCTCGTCAAACAGAATCGCCTTGCTCTTGCCTGTCTCTTGGCTCCTGTTCCATAGGTCGGGTGGTGCAAGCGTCAGGTAAATATCCTCGTCGTCGGTCGTCATATCGAGCATTTTATGGGCGGCGGTCGATATAGGCAGGTCGCTCTGACAAAGCTCTTTGTACACATAGGCGTTATGCAGAGTATCAACCGCTATCCAATAGCAAGCCAGCATATCAAGCCCGTAGTCAAACGCTCTGTACCGCCGCCAATCCGCAGGAATCACAAACGGCTCGCAGGTGTGCACGTTTCGGTCAAACTCTCCGAAATACTGCGCCTCGCTTACCTCCCAGCTACCGTACCGCCAGCGTTTCCGCATATCCTCAGGCAAGGAATCAAGCTGTTTTACATAATCGGGGTCGGTCTCCATAAGGATTTTGTTGTCGTCCACGAGCGATTGAATAAACATATAGTCGTCGGGATTCTCGTTAGGCTCATACTCACGCGACACAAACAGCCGCTTTACCCACAGAAAGCCCACGCCGTCTGGATTGCAAGTCAGATACATTCGTTTCGGAAAATTGTTCGCACCACGCAGACAGGCTTTCATAACATTGAAAACAAGCTCTGTGAACTGCGTAGCCTCCTCTAAGAAAATGACATCATACTCTTGCCCCTGATACTGCAAAGCGTCGTTTTCGTTTGCAAAATAGCAACACTTAATGCGGCTCCCGTTCCTAAACACAAACGCCTTGTCTTGCTCTTTGTACTCGGCAAAGCTCGGCGGCAGGTCGGCTTTCAACGGCAAAATGTGGTTGTCGCGCAGGTCGGCGTAGGTCTTGCGGATAATGAGTATCTTTATGCCAGCCCACTTAATCGCAAGTCGTTTTGCTTTCTCGCGCACACCCCAGCTCTTGCCGCCGCCTCTCGCTCCGCCGAACGCAACAAATTTACGACGCGCGAGGAAAAACTCTCTTTGCTTTGGCTGTGGCTTGCCGAGCCGAACAACAACCTCTACCGCCATTAGTTACTCTCCTCGTCGATGTCGTCTCCCATCACAACCTTGTATGTAACATCGCTCTTTACTTGCTCTGCCATACCGTGGTTATTCGTGAGCAGGAACTTTGAGAAATTGCCGTCGTATTGCTTGTTGGTACCGTTCACGAGCAGGATTTCCTTTTGCTTTTCAAGGGCTCGCGCGTATGCGGTGTCAAAATGGGGGTGTTCTTTACGCCAATTTGTCAGCGTTCCTACCGTTACACCGATAGACCAAGCAAAGCCCTCGAATGTCGGCAGTCTCGCAGGAATCACTTGTACAGGACGCTTGCCTTTCAGGTCTCCATTCGGAAAATAAAACTCCTCGTAGATAATCTGGGGCTCAACGGCAGTAAAAAACTCGATTAACTTGTCGCAGTATTCCTCCTTGTACTTGCAGGGTATGTCGTGGTCTTTCTTAAAGCGTGTTGACTTTCCTACCGTGTTGCCTTTCTTAAATTGCCCAGAGTTAGGCTTACGCTCTTTTTTGGGCGTAGTCTCCGTTTTCTTTTTTCGTGTTGTCTTTTTGGGTGTATCGCTCATTTTATCACTCCCTGAATAAATAAAATAAGCCCCACTCACTCTGAGCAGGGCTCTAACCTCTAAGGGTATTGGCACTGTATTAAGTTTATCATAGGATTAACTCAAAATTGTACCCGAAAATTCTAACAGGCTTTTTTGCCTTATATACTTACTACATATAACGTACTTATATATATAATATATTATATAATATACTTAGTCTGTTATACAGTATAGAGCAACTTACACTTGCGCCTGCATAAACAACATCAATCGCTGTTGCCGCATAATGTAGACCATTCTCAATTTTTCGCAGATGTCTCTGTATTCGGCATTAAGCCTGCGATTGTCGGGGTCGTGCTCTATCTTTACCAGAACATTGTATTTTGCCTCGTTCAGCTCGATTTCAAGCTCTCCGAACATATCCTCCGCCCTGCCGATTTCGTCAATCCAATCCATCAATTTTTGCGCCGTCATAGCCGCCTCCCGAATTATCCACAATGTCGAATATAGACATTTGGCTGTTGATTAAATCAATCTCACGATTTACGCTGTCGAATGTTCGCCCGTACTTAAAGCCTTTGCTCACAATCTCGGTATCGTGGGATAACATTTCAAGCTCCGCCCACAATTCAGGGTACTGTCTTTTTAACGCCGCAAACTCTTTCACGGAACAGTTCGGACAAAACCAGCAACCGCCCCGACAGCGTTCCTCGTAGATGGGCGATAGCAAGCCATATCTGCGGCACATCGAATACGTTTCACTCTCGATTATTCCGTTTTCGGCAAGTAACTCCTGCTATTCGGTTTTAACCTTTGCAGGCGTTCTGGCTCGTCGGCGGCTATGCCTATAATCTGCTCGTGCTCGCCTACGTTCTTGTAAAACTCTCGGATAGGACGCATTTTCAATCGGTCGTTTGCCGCGCACATACCGCCTAACAGCCAGCCGACTTTCTTTCCGTTGCGTTCGGCGGTCTTACTGTTCTGTATGCGCGTATTGAAAAGTGTTATGTAGTCTGATTCCGCTTGCAAAACTTTGACTTTATACCCCAACCTTTCGATAATCGGTATTGCCGTTTCATACACCCACTTTATTTGCTTTGGATTCTCGCCACTTATGTTTCGGGAACGGTCAAACATAACCTCGCTGAATATGATACCGTCAAGATGTATTCCTTTCTCGTGAGCGATAATAATGCTCGCTGAGCTGTCCTTACCGCCGCTCCAAGATAAATAACGCTCCATAATGCCCTCAGATAAGCAATAGCCCTCTGGCTATTTCGTAAATCGCTTTGCGCTTGCGTTTGTAGTACGAATTGTGCGACATACACCATTGACTTTGGCTCCTGTCGTAGCCGCGATTCTCCGCTATGTCGTTAAGAAAATGCTGTCGGCATACCTCCTCGATGTCGGTCAGAGCCTTGTCGATGGCGGCGTTCGTGGCTATGTATGCGTTCAGAGTTTCGGCGGACACCGAGCCGTCGCGTATGCAAAGCTCCTTACGGGAATAATCGGCGCATTGCGCCCGTACAACCTTTACAACGCCGCTCGGTAACTCGTACTTATAAAATTGTCTCGGTCGCCCTACGGGTCGTCCGCTTGCTACATACGCCATCTGTACGCCTCCTTAGCCCTTGTTTTCTTTCGCCTCTGCCAGCACCTGCGCCATAAACGCCTTGTAGTCTTGCTCGCTCATATAGAGCGCACAAACGCCCTCACATCGCTTTAACGGGTCGTCCTTATCACACAGGCAGAAATCCCCGACGAATTTCTTTCGGTAGAAAAAGGCGCATTTCTCTGGTCTTTCACGCTTAGCCATTTATAACCGCTCCAATTCTTTTTTTAATGATTCCTCATATTTCCTAAGCTGAGTATAAATTATCTGTTTTATTGCGTCGGGTATAACCAACTCCTCAACGGGGTTACTGTGCGTATCGTTGATGGTATATAATGCCCAGCCGCATTTAGTTTTTCTGCGCTTTACTCGCCCAAGCCTCGGCTTTGCGTTTGTACTTATACCCCAATCGCTAAAAGCGTGTAATATCCAGCGTAAACTCTGTAATTCGCGGTTAATTTTATTTGCTCTATCAATCTGTTCCTGCGTCATATCCACACTCCCATATCGGTTCCGCATAGCACCAGCTCTGAGGTGCTCTTTTGATAATGAGCTTGTCGCACACATACGGGCAACCAGCACAGCGTTTGCCATCATAAAACCCACAATCTTTTACGCCGCAGTTCGTATTCGGGCGCACAAAGCGCGTGAGTTCTTTCGGCTCGTCGTATATCACGAGCTGGGAGATGTGCAAAGCATACAGGTCTTTGCGGTAGCGGTCGGTATATTCCAGCATTTCCTTTGGAGAAAGACAGCCGCGCTCCAAAATTCGATTGTTGATTGCAAACGGATTCACAAAGCCGCCTTTTATTACCTCCACCATATCGTCGCAGATAAATTCGCCTATAACCTTGCCGCTCCCGATAACTTTTCCATCGGGCGTATCTTTTACAAGCCGTTTATATCCGCTTTTCGTGCAGTAAATAAAGCCCCTGTAATCCTGTTCGATTTTTGGCGGTCTCGTTCTAAACTCCCATTCCTTAACGCCGTCTATAATGCGTTTGCAATGTTCGGGGTGTATCGGAAATAATATCGAATCCATAATACCTCCTAAAACGGCAAATCGGGGAAATGCTTTTTTATCGTGCGCATAAGCCCGAATATTGCCTGCGTTTCCTCGGCGGAGAGAATAATAATCTCGTCGCTGTCCTTATTCTCGATGTTATAATTCCGTAATGTAATCACGCCGTCGCTATTCAGGCTCGCCTGACAATAAAGCGAATTATTGCTCTTTTCGGATATTTGCTTTGTTACTTTCATTTCTCTGTCAAGTAAAAACATTGCTCCCTCCTATGCCAACAGCTCGATGTTCTGGTAAGTGTTGCCCACAATCTCGCTCTGCTCAAAATTTACATCGTGCAAAACCGTCTCGTCAGACAGCACAACTGCAAACTCGGTGCTCTTTTCCAGATACACAACGGCTCCGATAAGCTCTCCGAGCTTTAAGATGTCGCCGCTGTATATTTCCTTGCCGTTCTTGTCTCTGCGCCCGATATACGCTCCAACGCTCTTAGAATCGACGGTAGCCAGCTTTATGGGCTTTGCCATATTCCAATCCGCCATACCGTCAAAAACGATGTAGTGCTCATATTTCGGCTCTTTATCGGCGGCAGTTTCGCCGCTGAACAAAACAGGACAAATCTCGTAAAGTTGATGTTTGAAATACGCTCCGAAATACCACCGCTCCGTGTCGAGGTCATAACCTCTACTTTTAATCTCCATCGCTTTCGCCCTCGTCGTCCGCCGCGTCTTTCTCTTTTTCGGCTTTATTCAAGAGTTTAATCTCTGCCATCGCCTCTGCATAGTTATCGGTCAAACAACTTTCTAAATCCGAGATTTTGCCGTAAGCGTATTTATCAAATTTCATTGTTGTAATGTCCGAACCTGTAACCGTGATATTGTTTCTGGAATAATAGCCGCTGTCGTCGTTCACGCACTCAAAATTAAGTTTCAGACAGTCGGCTCCTCTGTCTTGCGTAACACTTATTCCCGTAAGGCGATATTTGCGGATATACCACTGCCTTATAACGCCCACGACAAGCCTGTTGCGCCAATTTCCGTGGCAGTTCGGACACTCGTATTCTTTGCCGTCAAGCCCTTTTAATTTGCCTGTTTTACCGCAGGCAGGACAATCTGCTCGTTGTTGTTTTTCGCGGTGTGATATTGAATAATATTCTCCGCTGAACGTGGGCACAAACTTAGGCTCACCCTGCGCGTCGTCCGTTTGGACGGTTACGCTCGTAACAAATTGCTTTGCTCCGCTATTTATGATTTTTTCGATTTTCATTGTCGATGTTCTCCTTGTTTTTGTTGCGCCGCCGCCTTATAGCGTCGGCAATCTTTTTTAGACCGAAAGCAAGCCCAATCTGTAACGGAATCGCAGGCGTGAGCGGTAGCGTCCAAAATCCCATATACGCCACGCAGATTGAGAAATACCACGGGTCGAATATGAGACCGAGTACGCCGCCGACAATCACGGGAGACCAAAATATGAGCTCCGCAATTATCAACCACAAGAGCATTCCCTTGTTTAGAATTTCACGCCTAAGCCACCGCCATAGCCTTTTGAGCTTTTCTTTCATTTTACCTGCCACGGCAATATATCTTGCCTGAAATCGTCGCCCATAATTCCGCGCAGGCTTTCTTTCATAAACACTTTGATTCCGTATAGGTCTGCCGATTCAACAATGCAGTCAACCCAATCCTTTTGCGGTATGACTTTTTCCTTGCGAGTGCCTGTTTCGGCTCCGATAATAACCAATTTCAAAGCATTGTCTATGTACGGCATTATGTCTACCGCCTCCAAAAGCGGCTCTACGCTTAGAAAATCTACGCCCAGAGGCTTTATAGCAAACGGTATGTTGTTCGTTACGCTCACGCCGACAAACAGGTTAAACGGGCGAATATTTGCCTCTTTTGCGAGCCTTGCGCGTTCTTTTGCATAGAGCCCGTCCAGACGCTTTGTAAGAGCGATATATCGGTGCTGTGGATTCGCCGCCAGCGTCGTCATAACCTCGTCAAACCAATCCTGCCGCCAGCAACCAATAT